GCGCACCAACCGGGTCAGCAAAAACGGTCCGAAGTCGGCCCACCCGACGGGAGCCACCGCCGCCTGGACCGCCTGGTCTACTAAGGTCCAACCTTTCCAATCCGTCGTCGCTGCCATCACGCCATTTGCGATCGGCAGGTCGAAGCTCATATGCCCGTGCTGCTCGGTTACGAACATCACATTGCCGGTGAGTCCCCATGCTTCGCGGATGGAGTCGAGGCCGCGGAATGGCCAGAAGTCGGCATCGAAATACCAGCCGCCGTAGCGCTTCAAGGCGCTCAGGGCAAGGAGATCGGCCCGGGTGCAGACGTGTTCAGCTCGGCGATAGGCGGCCTCGTATTCCGGAACGAGGACCTCTTCACCATGGACGCGGACGAGGTAGCGCTGGTTGAGCGAGCGGAACTGATCGATGTTCTGACGGGCCCAGGGCGGCATCGGCCGGTCCAGCCACACGAAATGGATCCGCGTCGGAATCATCACGGGGCGTCCTTATTCTCGGAGGCCAGCTTCGAAGCGCTCAGAGGGTGCCACTGATGGATGAACATCGGGATCCGCTCGCGGACAATCAGTCCGCGCTCCAGAAACCAATTGCCGAACTTCGTGTCTTCATCGGCGCCCCAGCCTTGAGCCTCATACCAATGGTTCTGTTCCCAGTGCTCCCGCCGGACGATGCAGCATCCGTGGCCGTTGCCCCAGACGTATTCCGTTGAGCCCGGGGCCGGGTGCCGCCGGTAGAGCGGAAAATAGCCTCGGCCGTCGCGCGTCACTTCGAGCCCGCGCTCGATGAGGTAGGCCGTCGGGAGCATCTCCGCTTCGGAAAAGAACAGGATCGGTGCGGCCGCATTCCACGCCGCCAGGTTCTTCCCGCCTCCCGTCGTATAGCCAACAACGCCGGGGATGACCTTTGCCGGGATGGGATCCGCAAAAGCGCGAATCCATTCCTCCGGGGGCCAGTCCGTGCTGCCATAATCGGCGACGATGATCTCCGCTTTAAGCCCCAGTTCCGAAAGCGCGCGCGCCGTGACGGCAACCGTCACGGGGAGCGGATATAGGAGCTTCCCCTGCCACTCCATGCGCGAGCGGTTCATGCACGGGATGCAGACGGAGATATCCACGCTGGACGCTTCCTGGCAAAGACGTGACGGCGCCGGGCGGCCCGCCGCCACTTCCGTCATGCCCGGCCTTCGGGGCCCGAGGGCTTCTGGCTTACTGGTTTAGCAGACAGTCGACCGTCGTATCGGCCGCTGCGGCCGCGAGCACAGCCTTGCCCATCTGCTTTCGGGAATCGGCAGTCGGGGAGGCTACCTCGCCGCTGGCATCCCAGTAGAGCTTCGCGCCGGCGGTGATCGCCGACGTGCTTAGAACGGCCTTCGGCACGCGCCACACGCCGCCGACGTCAATCGTGCCCTGGACGTTCTGCTCGATGTCGCAGACGGCGAACCCGAAGAGGTCGCCCTGGAGGACCGGATCCCCGGCCACCACGGCCGCGCCTGTGGGCGTGTAAGGCAAGAGGATCGCGGGACCGCTGACTTTGGTTGCGAACGGAGTCGCCATCTTCCTTCTCCCGATCTGGAGGCTCTGTGCTAACATGGGGCGGGGCCCGCGCTACTGGGCGGGCCCGCCCCTTCATCACTCTCTACGCACTTTCCCTGCCGTCACGGCCGAGCGCCTACGCGCCGTCGCTCCGGACCCAGGCCCGGTATTCCTGCTGGTTCGCGCCGAAGTCGTGGTAGCCCCTCATCTGCACGCCGAGCGTCGCAAAGTCCGCGTCGGCGCTCTCGATGGTGGGCTGCTCCTTCCCGTTGAGGAAGGCGACCTCAATCCCGGAGAGGTCCTGGGGATCCGCGCCCATATACCAGTAGGCAGTTGAGTAGCCGCCGCCCATTTTCGAGTTGCTCAGATAGGCCGAGCAGACAATCTCGAAGGCGCCCTCATAGACGTTTCCGGTTACGCCTTCATCGTCCCGGCCGGTCACCGAACTCTTCATCAGCGTCTTAGCGATGTAGTCGAGTGCGGTTGGGACCAGGATGATTCTCGGCAGAACGCCCAGAGGGTTGCCGTTCGGGTCGGTCTGATCCTTGAAGAGGATCTCGGCCGCCGCAATGGCCGCCACGCCGCCTGCGATGCTCAAGGCACTGCCGGCGCCGCTGGACAGGTTCTTGTGGCCACTCGCGAAGAACGTCGTGTTATTGGACAAGAACTCCGTCCAGAACACTTCGTTGAACGCCAGGGCCGCGCCGCGGCCGTGCATCCGCGGGACCCTCGTCAGCGCGCCCAGGTCATCGTTGATGATGTCCGTTCGCGTGATCGAGAGCAGCCGTCCATAGGTGTCGGCCTTGTTGGTATAGCCCGTCTCATCCAGGCCGGCGTGCTGCAGCTCGCCTCCGGGCGGGACCTTCTTGTATTTGAAGTCGCCGGTCAGGGCATAGGACGTGACTGTCTTGAAGTCGTTGACCGGCCGAATGCTGCAGACCCGGCGCCAGGCGGCCTCCACGGAGTTGAAGCCCTGCGCCAGGAACTTATTGGCGGTCGCCGCCATGATCCCTGGCAGGCTGATCGTGGAGAATCCGGCCGCCTGCACCATCCCAGGGGCGAAGGCCGCGCGCAGCACAGCCTGGACATCCTGGCAACTGTAGGCCTCAAAGCCGCGCTGCCGGGCCGCCCGCAGGAGCAGTTCCTGAAGGCTCAAGCCCTGATTCCAGCGCTTGTGAGCGGCATCGAGTTCCTGTTCGTTAAATGAGTTCTTCAGCCCCTTCTCGCCGAGGCCTCCGGCCATACAGAGCGCCGCCTCGATGACACGGTCGCTCACGACTTCCTCGCGCTGCCGCCGGATCGTCCGGCCCACCGGGCGCAGGGCACGGAGGAGCTTCAACTCGAAGTCTTCCGGCGTCCACTTCGCCTCGATGGCGGTCTCCGCGAGTTTCTCGATGAGATCGAGCTGAGCTGGCTGCTCGCCGATCGCCGTCGCGGCCGCAGCCGTGATCGTATCCTGGCGCTTCTCTTCGAGGCGCGCCTCAGCGATGATCTGGTCAATCTTTCGCTTCGGCTCTGGCGGCTTCTGCTCCGCGTCAAAGGCTGCGCGAAGGACTGCCTTCTGCTCGTCCGTGATGACGTCCAGCTTGAAGCCTTTGCTTTCCAGCCACTTCTCGAAGTCCATGTCCGGACCTCCTCTTAGTGAAAAGCCCGCTGCCACGGCCAGGCGCGTGCTTCTGTCTGCGCCGCAGGGCAGCACTGATATCTCCCGCAAAACGGCCTTCGTCACGTGGTAGAACGGCCCCGCGTGCTTCACGCCATTGACAATCCGAGCCCCCCTGACGAACTCTGTCTGCTGGACTTCCGCGCCGATCGAGAGCTGCCACTCGGCGCCGGCCTGCGCCTGGGCGACGATCTCGGCAGCGGCCTGATTGCCTGCCTCGATCTGCCCTTCGATCAGGATTTCGGAGCCCTGAGTGCGGACCCGCACGGTGCCGAGACGGCTTCCAACGGTGTTCTCATGAGCGGCGAGGAGCGGCACCGTCTCCGGGATGGTGAGCCCGGAGAGGTCGACAACAACCGGGTATTTCCATCCGGGCAGGCGCATCATCCCGCCGCTATATGCCGTTCCGGTGACAATGCGCGGCGCCGCCGGATCCGCGCCGGCCTTGATGTCGAGGATGCCCTCCGCCTTGGCCTTCGCCGGTTCAAAGAGGATGGGTTTGTAGTTATGCTCTTCGAGCCACTTCTTCGCCGCGTCCACGGTCCACTTCGAGGCATCGAAATGGATGGATTCAAGCTCACTCGCTTCTTCCGGCTTCGATTTCAGCGGGCCGCCAAGTCCTTGTATGCCATCGTGCTCCCAGAGAACGACGATGCTGGCAAAGTCGCCGGGATCACGGAGGCGTGCAGCATGTTTATTTTCGTAGGGCATGGTCCACCATTTCCTTCACGACTTCATCGCTCTTTCCGTCCTGAGTGCCCTGCCCGCCGGCGGCCGCGACTTTGAAGATCTTCTGCCGGATCAGCTCCTGGTATTCCTCGATGCTGACGCCCAGGGCCTCCGCGCCCTTCGTGAGTTCCGTCCGCCAGTCGAGGCCTCGGTCCGCATAGATTGTCGGCAGCGTGATGGCGCCGCTCCCGAGCCGCTCCGTCTCGCTGTTCGCCTCGCGGGGATCCCGGGCCTCGCGCCCCTGCCAGAGCCATTCGTGCGCGGGATCGTCGTCAACCTGCCACTCATAGACCTTCTTTGCTTCCTCCAGCCAGGAGGCGAATATCGAGTCCATGACCTCGAGGGCCATCTCCCGTTGAACCACTCCCACACCCTTCCAGTAGGGCCCGTCATCCACTTTTGCGGAGGCGAAGTTGTAGGGACTGGAGTTCCCGTTGCTCATATTCCGGGGCATGAGGAGCGGCCGGCCCATCTCCGTGACGATCTCCGACTTGAAGTCGGAATACTGCGCGCTCGGCTGCGTCGGCGTGACTTGGCTGATGTCCCAGCCCTCAGGCATCGTGACGAACATGCTCCGCTCGAGCTGGATGCTCTCCATAGCCTCGACGCCTTCGGCCTCCCCATTCGCCGGCGCATTCGTCTTGACGACGCCGGAGATATTGGCTGCCGTCTCGGCCGTGTCGAGCGTTGCGAGCGTGTAGCGTCGGAGCTGGGCGCCCAGCGGAAGGGAGGGCATGATCTGCGGGATGCCGCGATGCTGTTCCGGCCGGAATCGGGCGAACCAGTGGATCACTTCATCGGCGTCATACGTATCGGCGTCCTCGACCTCGGCTGCGAATGTGTTCGATCCCGGATGGGCCTTCAGGACGAAATACTTCTCGGGGTTGCCCGCTTCATCCAGGATGACGCCATCCACGTTCTCCGGGTCTTCGGTGATGTCCATCGCCGTGTCATGGACGCGGTCGCACTCGAACGGGCGGAGGTCCAGATTGACCTTGTGGCGGAGCTTGGGGTTGTTGATCTTGAGAGCGAAGCCTTCGCCGTCGCCGTCATAGGCCATCTGAAGGAGACGGAGCTTCATGCCGAGCCTGATCTTTGCAGCCCAGGAGGCAAAGGCTTTCTCAATCTGCTCGTTCAGGGCCGGATCTGGAAGCAGCATCTGAAGGCGCGGGCCGTGCTCGCCTACGACGTCATAGGTGTGGATGGCCACCATCCCCCGGAGGTATCCGTTGTTGGCCTGTTCATACCGGGCGCGCTGCCGGAGGATCTTGCGGACGGAATAGGAGTTCGCAGCATCGGGGCTCAGTGCGTCGGCCGCCGCCCAGTGAGCCGAATTGTCATCCGTGGTTTGGGCGGCGTCATACGTCGCCGCGATCGGGCCGTAGATGTAGTTCAGCCGGGCCTCGCGTTCGCGGAGCCGCAGCTCAAAGGCGCGGGCCTGCAGCTCAGCGATCCGTCGGCGCGCCGAAGGCTTTGATCTGAACCAATCGAGGATGCTCATGCGGGCCCGGGATGCTTGACCTTTGTGAACCTCAGGCCGCGCGAGGCGTTGGCCATCGCCTCTTTGGCGGCGAGGTAGCGATCGGCTTCAATTTGATCGGGAAGCGGATGCTGTTCCGCGCTTGTCCCGTCCACTTCGGCGCTCTTGGGATTGCCCAGGTTGGACTCGATGGCGGCGGTGCGCTCGGCGTCGGTCACATCGGCTGCCTTTCCTATTTCGTCGAAGATGGGGCATTCGTTTACCTGCCCCGGCTTCGGCCAGCATTCGCAGAATGCATAGAGGGCGGGAGCCATAAGAAAAGCCGCATGGGGGCGTGGCCCCACGCGGCTCGCTTAGTTGGCTCGGTTGTCGCCGGGGAGATCAGTCCCGGCGGGTTCGCCCTTTGGTTGCAGCTTTCACCCTATGCGTTTTCTTCGGCCTGTCAATGGGTTCGGCCGGAGCGGGGGCAACTTTGTTACACGGGTGTAACTTTTCGGCGGTTTTCTGGCCCTCACCGGCCGGAGAAAACATGCCGGCATGCTCGTATGTGAGGAACTCGTAGCCGCAGTGGCGGCACCGGCGCTTCCGCCGATCCATGCCGGGATCCGTGTGGCGGACCCAGCCGACGCGGAGGTCCGCGCAGCCGCACTTCGGGCAGATCAGCCCGCCGCCTTGACGCTTGGCCTGGAGCGCAGCCAGGCTGATTTTGGTCCGGTCTTCCGTCATCTTCCCTTCCGCCTCCGTTGAAGTTCGGCCAAGCTGATCTTCTTGCGTTCAAGGAGCGCCGCCCCGCCGGCCGGCCCAAGCTCGATCCCGCGCAGGGACGCGGCCGCAGCGCAGCCCACGAGGCCGTCAAACCAGTGGTTGTCCGGATTCCCCGGCAGGGGATACCACTCGTCCACGGTGCGGCCCTTGGCCTGCGTGGGGACTCGGTATTCGGCCGTCACGTGCTCGCCTAAGAGGCGATGCAACACGCCCTTCTTCCCGTAGATCGAGAGGCAGCCTTTGTCGCCCAGGGCCGTGGCCAGGCGCTCGTGGACGAAGCTCTTCCAGTAATACGTGTCCACCTCGATGTGCCTCAGAACCCTCTTGCCTTTCACGCTCGGAATCCACCAGTGGAAGCCGATGCGGTCGCCGGCGTTCCGCTTGTATTCGGCGATCGGGATCTGACTGGCCTTGATGCCCGCGCCGCGGCTGGGCATGAGCGTAGCCGCGTGCTCGCTCTGGCGGCAGAACAAATGGACCGTGTCCGCCTGGTAGCCCTGGTCCACGAAGATCTGGTCCAGGCGCATGATGGCGCCGCCCTCGCGGGTCCACTCGCGGCCGGCCAGGGAGCCGATGAGGGTCTCCAGGCCGGCGTAAAGCGCTCCCTCAACGCCGTGTCCGGGATGGGCCCGCGAGAGTGTCCGCTGGACCTGGTCATAGCGGAAATGCCTGATCGCCTGCTCCGGGTAGGTGCCATAATCCACGACGTAGCCCGTGAAGTTCGGCTCCCAGGCGCAGACGATGTAATAGAGGAGGCGCTTCTGGCAGTCGACGAAGGCGGTCAGGATCTGGGCGGCGGCAGGGACCTGGCCGCGCGGGCGGCCGTTCACCTTCGCGGCGACTTCCTCGGCAGTGATGATCTCGTCCGTCGGCCCCTGCCTGGCAGTCGGCTCGTTCTGACACTCGGAGAGGAACGAGGCCTCGTCCTGCAGCTTCAAATTCATCGCGTGCTGAAGCGCCGAGATTTCATGCGGATCATGGCGCTCCGGCCAGGTGACGTCGGCGCCGGCGTCCATCTCGGTGCGATGCTGCCGGTAGAACTCGGTCGCCTCTTCCCCCTGGCCGCCGTTCCGCAGGCTTGCCGTGCGCAGCTCCGCGTATTCATCCCAGAGGCTCTGGTTCGTGGGGAAGGCATTCACCATCTTGAAGCGCTCGCCATGCCACTCCGGGTGCAGTTCGCGGTTGAGATGCCTGTCCGACAGGTCGCCGGCGTAGATGACGGTGCAGGCCATGAGGGCCGCGATCGGCTTATCCGGGCCTGCCAGCCGGAGCACGTCGCCGGCGATGATCTGGGAACGGTCCTCGATCATCGTCAGGCTCTTCGCGCTGCGCCGCGTCTGGGGATCATCGAGGAGGACGAGGTCCGGCCGGATGGTCTCGCCGGTCGGGGAGACGAGGAACATGCCGCGGACCTGGCCCGTCATGCCCGCCACGTAGAACACGCCGCCTGCGCCGTTCGGGCCCTCGATCCCGGCCGCCTTCAGGACCTTGACCGGGATATGAGCCAGGGCGATGTATTCCTTGGTCAACTCGATATGGGTGGCCTGGCCGGCGCAGAGTTGGCCCGGGCAGCGGTTGTTGATGCCGGCGATGCACCGGATCGGGTAGCAGATCTCGGGGAAGTCCGCCATCAGGAGGGGATTCGAATCCAGCTCGGAGCGGATCCCGGCGAGGAGGCGCTTGGCATGGCCCTTGTCCGGGCCGATCAGGCCGACGAAGCGGACGTTGCCCTTGGCGATGGCCCAGATGGCGGCGCGGATGAAGATCTGTGTCTTGCCCCAGCCGCGCGGCATGCCGAGGGCGAAGAGCAGCGCGGCCGTGACTACGAGTTCGATGCGTTCGATGACTTTGAGGTGGGCGGGGGACCATTTCAGGCGGAAAGTCTTGGGGAAGTAGATCTCCAGGAAGCGCCGCAGCGAACCGAGGCCCTCGGCGCGGCGGGCGGGATCGGCGACCTTCGGGAGCGGCCCGATGTCGCGTCCCTCGGCGCTGATCTTCGCCTGCCGGGCCCGGGCCTGCTCCTTGTGTGCGCCATACTGGCCCCGAGCCTTCGCCTGGCGGGTCTGTGGCGCAGGCGCCGGGGGCTTCCGCTTCCGTGTGGGTTTCGGCTTTGGCTTCATGCCGTCCGTTGAGAGTGAGTAATGCGGCGGCGGGCGATGGGCTTCACGGTCGGATGGTTGTTGCGGATACAGTTGACTTCATGGCCTTGTTCGTCCAAGTGAGTCAGGGTATTGAGGCCGGCACATTTGGCGCATGCAATGCCGCCCAGAAGGCTGGATTCACGTTCGCCTCTGGCGGCCTTGGCGCAGTAGAAGAACCGCGCGGCCGAGCCGTTGTCGCCCATCGGCACAAACCCATGTGGCGTGGCCCCCTGGTCCAACCGTCCCCGGTAACCGCTGGTGTTGCGGTGCCCTGAAAAAGCGCCGCCTTCGGCCTGGGGGAAAAGTCCCAAAACCTGATCGCTCCCGTCGTGGATTAAGTTCGCCGGCCACCGGCCTACGCCCTCAGGGCGAAATGGTTTTCGATTTGCTTTGTCCTTGGTCCATTGGTCCTGAGCATAGGCGACGCTTGTAGGCGATGCTGGTGGACGGTCGCGGGTTCCATCATCCGTTCCAATCCTGCACCCATCCACGTTGATCGCGCCGCTGCCGAACTGCTGGACGTTCTGAGCGACCGTCCCGGCGAGCGGCTTCCGGGCAACAATGATGGGCTCCCACGCCGGCTTCAACGCGGTCCCCCATCCGGCCCACGTCTTCGCCGCCTCCGTCGCCGGGGCCGTCATGTCATATTCGCGTTCCCGGGATGCTGCGAAGCCTTCAGCCTTGTGCATGCTGGCCTGCGTATTTCCGCAGCCATCCGTCCTGTGCTCCATGAGTTCCCTCTTCACCCCCGCTGCCTTGTGAATCGCCTTGCTCGCGTCCAGCGATTTTGGGAATCCGCTCCCATAGACCCACATCACACAGTCCCGTATCTCCCAACCTGCGTCCTCAAGCGCGCAGGTCAGGCGATGGAAGGTCCGCGTCCCGCCGAAGGCCAGGAGGTGACAGCCGGGCTTCGCAACCCGCAGGGCCTCAATGGCCCAGAGGAAGTGCCATTCCTGCGCCGCCTTTGCCGTCTTGCCGTATCGGATTCTGTTGCCCCGGCCCCCGAAAGGCGCATTCCCTTTGCCGTGGTAATCGGTCCGTCCCGCCTCGTCCGTTGCTTCCATGAATTTGTCAGCGCAGGCTCCGAGCCTGTCCCATTCCTTCCCCATGAACTCGAGCCCGTACGGCGGATCGCAGACGATGGCATCCACACTGGCCGGTTCCATCCCGGCCATCACTTTCCGGCAATCGCCCTGAATGATCTGGACGGTCATGCTGCCAGCCTCCGGGAATCGGCCAGCGGGCGGGCCTTGCGGGGATCGCCGACGCCGCGGGCTACGTCGAAGGCCTGATGGTGCATCTTCCGGGAGAGGTCGGGATAGCTGCTCTGGCCGGCGGCAATGGCCGTGGAGCTGCGCGGCTCGACCTTCACGTTGTAAGGCGGATCGGTGTTGACGAGATGGACTGGCGCACCGTTCAGGAGGCGGTCCAGGTCCTGGGGCTTGCCGGCGTCCCCGCAGAGGAGGCGATGATCGCCGAGGAGCCAGAGATCTCCGGCCTTCGTGGTCGCCTCGTCAGGCGGGTCCGGGACTTGGTCCGGATCCGTCAGGCCTTCGCTCGGGCCTCGGGCATCGAGCGCGCGGGCCAGGTCATCTTCGGACAGGGCCAGGATGGCCAAGTCAACATTCGCCGCCTTGAGGTCTTCCAGCTCGAGCGGAAGCAATTCGAAATCCCATTTAGCGAGGTCGCCGGTCGCATTGTCGGCCACGCGATAGGCGCGGACCTGGTCGGGCGTGAGGTCTGTGGCGACGTGGACAGGCACTCGCTCGAGGCCCAGCTTCTGAGCGGCTTTGAAGCGGGTGTGACCGGCGATGATGATGCCTTGCGCGTCCACGACGATGGGCTGCCGGAACCCGAACTCTTGTATGGAGGCGGCGACCGCGTCCACGGCCTCATCATTCAGACGCGGGTTTCTCTCGTAAGGGCGGATGCTGTCGATCTTGCGAAGCTGCACCTTCATGACGATTCACCTCGCGTGGATAGTAAAAATGGCCTTGAAACAGCGGGCGGGCGGCAGAAAGAAAGTGTGTCGTATTGGTGGGGTGTTCGGCGCCCAGTCGGCAAACGCATTCACGCGGTAGGACCCATGAAAACCCGTCACGTCTCGCCTGCGGTGCTCTCAGGCTCCGCGAGAATGGCCTGCGCCTCTGGCGCGATGCGCAAGGCGATCGGCGGCCCGACCGCCGGTGCCCCAGGGAACCGCGTCGTATCGCTCCCACTCATCAAAAGACCTATACGATAGGGCACCCATTGAAACCCGCGGCACAGCGGGCACTTGACCAGCTCGATCACGTCCTCCCAGCCACTTCCCTCGCAGCCTGGGCAGCGCACCTCTGTCACTCCCCGCGTCTGCACGCCATACTCGATCATCAACAGCGCCCGTTGCGCGCGCAGTTCGCCTGGCAACGTGGCAGCCACCTCACGCGCACGCGCTTGCCTGGGCGTCAGCGTGCGCCGCGCGCCTTCCCGTGGCAGCGCTTGTATTTCTGCCCGCTCCCGCATGGGCAGGCCTCGTTCCGGCCAGTCCGCTTCCCAACGCGCATCGTTGCCTGCGTCGGCATGGCCTTGTGGATCAGTGCCGCGATTGCCTCGCCCGCGCGCTTCGCTATCGCGCTGTGCCGCGCCGCCATGCGTGCCCGGCGCCTCGTCATCTCTGCCCGCTCCTTTGCGCTTACCCTGGCCCTCGCTCGCCGCCTCATTACCTCCTCGAAATCTCTGCCGAACCGCGCCAGCATCTCCTGCCGAGTCACGAGGCCCTTGTCCAGCTCCCGGTTTAATTCCTCGAGCGCTTTCTCGTCCTCCTTCGTGAACCCCATCGTCTCTCTCCGTTCTATTCCGCCGAGGACGCGATCCTTGTGCGGGCTCGGCTAGCGGCAGCTCCTGCCTGCCGCCTGCCTCCTCACCAAATGAAGAGCCCCGAGCGTTCATGCTGAGAACACCCGAGGCTCTGCAGCCGCCGACCCGGGAGCTACCCGCCGGCTGACCGCTTCCGCTTCTGTGCCCTAACAAACAGGCGTCGCCCGTGCTCCTGGCCAGTTGCACGCGCAACGCCTGTCGGATCCGACCTGGCTTGTTCAGCACCGGGAGCCTCTCAGCTCCCGGTTGCCGCACTATCCTATTCGGTTGTTGCCCCCCACGTCAACCTCTCTTCACGGCTTCCGTGCCGAACGCCAGTTCGGCAGCGTCCGTCTCATGGACGCCCGACCGCCTCCCTCACTGCCTTCAGGTCCGGTTTCACCGCCCATTCCTCCTCGTGTTCGATCAGCGCCAGGCCCAGCCCTGCCAGCCGTTCCCGCTTCAACTCGCCCCCCAGGATGGCTTCCTTCAGGCCCTGCCTGTCCACGCTCAGTTTCGTCCGCACGTAGATAACGAGCTGCCCCTTCAGGGAGTTGATGACATCTTCCTCTTCCCAGCCCTCGCGGATCTCCAGCCGAGGCGGCTTCTCGCGCACGCTCACCTCGCCCGCGGCCACCTTGATCGTCTTCACGCCCGGCTCGAACAGCTTCTCACGCGCCGCCTGACACGCCGTGAGCAGATCTTCCTCGCGCTGCACACGATCGGCCTTCATCGGCTTCAGCCGGCGGGTGAACTGTTCTTTTACCGCGAGCAGCTCCTTCAGCATCTGCCCCTCGACCGCCTCGATCATCAGGTCCAGCTCGGCAATCCTGCGGAGGCGGCGATCTACTTGGGGCAGACTGATCGGCGCCGGCAGATCAGGAGGGGATTTGGGAGGAGACTTGGCCGGCCTCGGGGTCATACCCGCACATTAGTCGTTTCCTGGCGTTCGTCAAGGCACAAAAAAAGGGGCCCCGCCTTTCGACAGGGCCTTTGCGCAGCTCAGATTCAAAGAGCCGACAGTCCGACTTCATCCGCGAACGCATTCCACGTCGGCCAGAACTGTTCCTCGCGCGTCAACCGGGCACGCGCGATGACGTGCCCCAATTCCTCGGCCGACTCGGCCAACTCGTCCTGGCCGCAGTTCACAAATGAGCCGCCCGGGTCCTCCATCATCCGGTAGAGTTTCGGGCCGGCCAGGTAATAGGGCTTTTCCTCGTCCCTCACATAGATATAGATTTGGAGCATGTGCGGGCGCTCCACCTGGCTCATCCTGCGCGATTTCTCATGCTCGCGTAGCCACCAGGCCAACGTGCAGCTCCAGACTGTCTGCGGATCATATCTCATCGTCATTCTCCCCGACTTCAGCGTATTCGTCCCGAGCACACCCGAGCCAATCCAACAATTCCGACTCAAGCGCAGCGCAAAAGGCCACGTCGTTTTGCCGCTCCGGAGGGCAGAAGCGCTTGATCAACTTAGGCAGCTGGTGGCATTCGCGGTCATTTGCCGCCTCCCATTCGGCATACCACTGGAGGGCATGCCAAACATCGTCCCGGCAATGATCACCGTCCAGGGTGAGCAAGAGGCGCTTTGCCTCAGCTCTGATTTCCGGCGTGGGTTGGGGCGGGTGGGTCCGGCGGTAATAATCCGCTCGGCACTCAGGGCAGAAACGCGCATGATCCGCCGGGAACATGCGACCGCACGTCGCGCACTGGGTCATGGGTGACCCTCCCCGCGCGCTTCCGGGGCGCGCAGCCCGTCACGGCTGATCGGCGCCGTGCCGCCGCCAGGGCGCGGATCGCGAGTTCCGCCTCCCTGGAGATTGGTCGCTCGCCGCGCTCCCGGCGCGCGACCGAATTGGGCTCGACTCCGAGCAGCTCCGCGAGCCGGCTCTGGGTCAGGCCCATTCGCGTTCTCAACTTCCTGTATTCCGTTCCTTCCATACCGCCTATTATACCACAGGTATAGGTGATGTCAAGGAAAATCCGCCGCCGTCTGATGATTTTTTCAGTTGCGATAATAGCCCTTTGAACAACTGCCGGTCGGCCGATCCTGCGAGCTCCTCGGCCATCTCCAGCGGCTTCCCCCACAGGTCCACGTGCTGCCCTTCCTGCCCGAGCCGATGGATGAATGGCTTGCGCAGCCCCAGCGCCCGCGCGGTCGCAATCAGCCGCGGTAGGTCCCGATCGAACAAGTGCGCGCAGCGCGCCACGCGCTCCCGGCCAGGCACAAAGCCCCCTCTGCTCGGCACCACGTGGCGCGAATTATCGTGCAGCGCCTGGCCCCCCTCGGCCGCATGCGCCAGCGCCTCCCGCAGTTCCATCAGCCCGAACCGCTTGAGCGTTCCGACGTGCAGCCTATTTCCCCGCCTCGGGTTCATGGGTTCTCCGCCTTCGGCCGCATCCGCAGCAGCCCGCCCCGAGTCCGCCATTCTTCAACCCGCTCCGGGCTGCCCCAGCAGCCGAGCGGCAGATACGTGAGGAGCTGCCCCCACTCCCAAAGCCGCGCCCGGTTTTCCGGATCGGCCAGGGCCGTCGCCTCATAGAAGCGGTTCTGCATCACGGACCGTAGAAACCCCGCTGGCTTGAGCCCGACTGCCACCCAGGTCAGGACGCCGATGTGCATGTGCTCTGGAATGCAGAGGTCCTTCATCCCCTGGGCAATCACCTCAAGCAAGTCACACGCGGCTGGATTCGCGCTCAACGCTTTCTCGACTTCCCGCCCCAGCCTTGCGGCGAGCATTTGTTTGGCAGTCATCATTGCTCCTTCCTACTCGCTCACCCGCCGGTGCTTCTTCAGCAGCGCGGTCACGTCGGCATCCTGACTCGGATGCCAGTTGTGTATTCTCTCGACTTGGCGGAAGACGTCGATGGCCATGTCAAGGTCCCTCCGCACATCGGTGAGTTCCGCTTCCAGCTCCGCCACACGTTTTTTCAGGGCAGCCGCCGGATGCTTGGGGCAGACCTCGATGTGCTCCTTCAGCACGTCGGCCATCGCTACCGGCGTGCCTTCGCGCGGCCCATACCGGTGCCCACAGTAGACGCAGTTGATATACATCCCCGACTCGAGATCGGCCACCCAGCGCTCGAGCCGAAGGATCTCCCCCTCCTCTTCCTTGCGCCCGGCCCGCAACCCCTCGCGCAAGGCTTTGGCCAGTTTCCCGGGCATCCCCCTCGCAACCTCCTGTGCCACCTTCAGCGCAACGCCGCGCGCATGAAGCTCCACAGAGACATCGTTCCGCGCCGCATCATTCCTCGCTGCAACGCTGTAAGGCATGATCTCCTCCTTTTGTTGCCAGCACTCTCTGCACCCTAAACCAGAGCCGCCCTTCCGTGGGGCGCGTCCGATCGAAATGCCTCCGCAGCTCCGGGTGCGTCTCTTCCAGCGCCCTGGCCACAATGGCCTCGCGTTCCGCCGGCGGCAGCGCCTCAAACCTTGCCCGGGCCCGGGCGTCTTCCGCGCGGTCGCGCTCGAGCTCTTGGGCATGCTCCTGTTCCTGTCGGGCCTGTTGCTCATGCCGTTGCGCCTCCGACTCCTTCCGGCCTTCCTCCCTGGCGGCTTCCGACTCCACCGCGGACGCCTCGTTCGCCAGACATGTCGCCACGTAGTGCCCAGGTTCGGCCATACGCGCGAGCCAGCCGGCCGGCTGTCGGCGGATCCTCGCCAGCCAACTCCTCACCACGGCGCCGCCGTTCGGTCCCTCCAGCGACTCCCGCAGTGCGGCGATCACCGAGGCCTGCTGCTGCGGGTTCAGCCTGGCCAGCAACCGCCGCACGCCTTCCCCGCTCAGAAGCTGTGTCTGTGCGGGTGGTACGGAGAGAGACACACAATCTTGTACGGTTGCCGTAGGGGGTATTAGGGGGGGAAGAACACCGGCACGTGGTGCCGGTGTTCCCGCTGATACCGGCACGTGATGCCGGTATTCTCCCGCGATACCGGCACGTGATGCCGGTATCAGGAGCCGGTATTTGTTTCGTCGTCCTACCTTCAGCACTTCGAGAATCCCCATGGCGACAAATTCACCAAGCGTCCCTCGGAGCGCCCGATCCGCCAATCCGGTCTCCTCCACCAACTCCTTTTGCTTCGGCCAGCAGACACCTTGCTCGTTCGCATGATCACCGATCATGGCGAGAACCCATCGTTGCGTCGGCGTCAGCCGCCGCTCGATGCTGAAAGCCTTTGCCCAGCGCCACCACTCCAGACTCATCAATCCTTCTCTCTTCGCAGCAACTGTCTGAATTCTGGAAGCAATAGAAATGGTCCGTCGTAGCTTTGGGCATATGCCCGAACGCCCTTCACTGTTCGCTCCCCCTCGGCAAAGCCTTGTGCGCCGCCAGAATCTCCGGAAGGTCGGCCGGCCGGCTCGACGCAACCTCCGCCACGCTGCGCCCGTCAGGCAGCAGCATGAACCCCACGAACGCCGCCCGGGCGCCCATGAACCGCGCGGCCAGGCAGCGCGCCTTGACGTCGTGGAAGAGCGCCGTCGCCGCCTGGCGGCGAGCCGCCCCGAGGTCCTCCGGGTAACGCGGCTCCATGACCGGCCAGACGAGGCGGTAAACGTCCGCCCCCGCCTTGAATTGGAAGACGTAGGCGACCCCGCCCGAGGGCAGCTTGCCGCAGGCATGGCCGATCACCTCGCCGCCGGCGCGCTCGATCTCGACGGCTGCCTTGTCGAGCCAACTGTCCGCGCCGGCCGGGCTCGTCTTCCAGTAAGGCAGGTCATCCGCGAAGGGGGCTTCGTTCATGCCGGCTGCACTTCCTTCCCGAACAGCCTGGTCTGGCCCGACCGGGCATCGTCCAGCGCTTCCATGAGCGCGGTGACCGCCGAGTCGTATTCGCCGGCGGCCATCTTCCGCGCGGACGTCGCGCCCTCGAGCGCCGCGGCGGCGACCGAAACGCGCTGCCGGGCCTCGAAAATGCCCGCCGCCACATCATCCGGGATGTGCGCCGGCCCTGAGCTTGTCGAAGGGGCCGGCGGCTCTTTGCCGCGGACCGCTTCCGTCGCCTGCTTCCGGCAGACCTGGCAAAGCGCCTCCACGAGGAGCGTCTCCTCATTGACGAAGTCCGCCTCCGGTTTATGCCTCTGGCAGCCCTCACACTTGATCGTCACGACTGCGCCGCCTTCCGGGCGTTCAGCCTTCGCCGAACGCTGCGCAACCTTTTTGCTTGCGCCCTTTGCCATACTCTCCTCCTTTTGATGAGATGAACCGGGGAAACAGTTGGGGCACGTGGCCGGGAACTTCACGCGCCGGCCGCACTTCGGGCAACGAAGCGACCACGGTTCGCGGTTCCCCTTGCGTTTGACCAGATTCGTGGCTGCCTCCAGGCATTCGAGGCAGACGGCCTTTGTTGGTTTCCGGCCGGGCACTCGGAGGCTGACCAGAATCTCGTCCTCCTTGCCGCAGATCTCACAATTCATCCGCTCGCCCTCCATCCTCACAGCAACGTCGTCTGTTTCGGGCCGGCCGCCTTCACGACCGCCGCCCGGGCCCGGGCGACCTTCTCCGCCTGGCGGTAGATGTCGGCAAGGCGCTCGGCCGTCGCCCTGGCCATCGCCTCGCTCGCCAGGCTCGATTCAAGGCCCTGGCGGATCAGCGACCGCACGAATACGAAGACGTCGGGCCTGAGCCGGTAGATCGAAACCCTCCGGCCCTTCTCCGTGGCCCCGCCATCGAACTGCCTCACGGCCGCGCCATCCTCGAGGAGCATTGCGCCGGGGATCCCGATGGCATCTAACACGCGCCGCGCGCTGGATGCCCCGTTGTTCGGGGAGAGGCGCCGGGTGATCTCGCTGTAATTCCAGGCATCCCCGTCCCCGCCGGCGTTGGCGAGCCAGACCAGGAACTCCCGGCCCTGTGGCCAGGACCAGTGCATTTGCCCTTTTGGCAAATGCCCTAAGTTGCCGCTTGCGGCAACGACTGCATTCTGGCCTTTCGGCGTTGAGGTCTCTACAGCCCCGTCAGGGCGTTCAGATGATGTAGGGCACCCATTCATACGCTTAACCCGAAATGCTTGTCATAAACCCTTGCTGCGCAAGGCTCCGTTTTCGCCAACTGTGGACACCGAACGGCGTATCTTCCGCTTTGACCGCCGGTAGGCCGCCTTTCGCCGCTTTTCCCTGCAGACCGGGCAGTAACGCTTCCCCGGCGCCCTGGCCTCTCCGCAGGAGCAGGTCCGCGCCGCCCGGATCGCCCGCAGCTGCGATGCAGGGCTCGAATCGTGGCGCAGAAACGGATGGAGGCCCATCAGGCGTTTCAAGTCAACGTCCGGCACGGACCGAAGGCGGAACTCAAAGTCGCCGCCCGTCCGCCGCTCGTAGGCAGCCTCGACGCCGGCCAGGCCCTCACGTTTCCGCGCGATCGGCAAGACGGCCAGCTCGAAATAGACGCAAGGCAGGCCCCGCCCGATCAGGCAGAAGGGCAGCGGGCACGTGAACTGGACGGCTGCGTCCCTGAAGGCATCGCCATCCGCCTCGCTGATCAACAGGCCCTCCCAGGTCCGCCGCCCGATCCCCCGGCAGCCGACGTTCGCCGTTGGCGAGCGTTGGCAGTGGTTCGCGCACTCCGCCGCCACGAACGCCATCAGCTTCCGATTGCTCGCCTGGCGCTTTGCGTTGCGTTCAACGCCCTCAGCGTTCAATGGTCACCTCGATTCCGTTGACTGCCTCGAGGAACCGCCGGAGCGCCGGGGGGGCGATGCCCCCCCGCGGCGCCCGCAGCGATTGGAGGCGGGAGATTGCCCCGTCAGCCCGCCGCCCCCTGGAGATCCACCCCCTGACCGTCGCCGGTGCCACGTGCAGCAGCCCCGCCACTTCCTCGGCGGTGTAGGCCCCGCCCGACCGCGGACGAGGAAGCGTCCAGACGTCAGACTCGGGAGGCCAGCCGGCCGGTCCTGCCCCGGCTCGGGTTACGGGCTGTTTCCAGCTCTCGGGCTCGCACCGAGTTGCCGCGTCCATCGGCTGGCCGCTCGCGCGGTGGCTTAGCGTGTCGTCTCCCACGCCGCGACCGGCCTCCCGAGCGTTGGCCCTACGGTTCCGGAGGACCTCATTGGCGAACCGGATGCGCTCCAGGTCCTGCGTCCTTGTGATCGTCCTGCCCGCCATTCTTTTACTCCGTCGAAGGCGCTCCCTTATGCGGCTTCGACCAACGTTCGGCATTCGCCGAGCGTCCTCAATCGTTCACCTTCTGGGCCACGTCACGGACTGCGCGGAAGAGCGCCACGATGAGGATTACAAATGCCGTCCCCGATAGCACCGCCAGACTCAATACGATCCACTTCCACCAGACCATCGCCTCACCCTCCAGAAAGTTTCACCGCAGAGACCGCAGAGACCGCAGAGAACAACGGCCAAGGGCTCTGAATGACGGAGAAGAAGTCTGATTTTTTTCGTTCTCTCTCTTGCACTTTCTTCGATCCTGGTACTGTCTTTCTCTGCGTTCTCTGCGCTCTCTGCGGTGAATGCCCTTCAGTTCCGGCTCGCATACTGTGCAAACCAGCCCCTCCGCCTCGCGGCCAGTTCCATGCGGACAAGGCGCTGGAGGCACTTCACCGCGTGCCGGTAATCACCCTCTTTCATGAGCCACACGCTGGCCGGCTTTTCGGCGCTGGCCCCGGGGATCGGCTGGTCCCCGAGGGCTCGGCCGGTGAAGCCCATCCCCTTCTCCAGCGTCTCCATCGCCTCCTGCAGCAGCCTCACTTCCCGCGCCGTCATCGCGTTTTTCCTCCTCTTTGCGCCTTAACGGCCAGCGCCGTTTGTTCTCTTCCCGCCAGGCCTGGCCCGGTTTGTTCATTCCGTCGAGGGCGCCATCCTTAGGCGAACTCGACCCGCGGTCGGCCTGCCGATCGCCTGGCTTGGTCCTGACCTTCACGGCGAACATCTGCGGCACCGCCGGCATAACCTCTCCTTCCGGCCTGATGAACCGGTAGGCCGAACGCAATCCGGCAAATGAATCCGTCGAAGGTCGGGCAGTCGTTTTCCTTCCCGAACTTCGACCAGCGGTCAGGCTTTTCTGACCGCCCGGCGGACTCTTCCTCTTCATCGGTTCCCCCTCTGGCCTCTCGCCGGCCAATACGGAGACGGGCGTGGCACGGGCGGCTTCCCCGCCCGGAACTTCTCCTTGAGGCGGTCGAAGGGGCGCGGCAGATAATCGCGGTGCTTTGCCGCCTGGCTCGCGATCACACGCTCAGACTGGGCTTGCCGACTGGCTTGTGCGTCCGAGCAATCGGCCAGGTCCTCCATCGCCTCGGCGACGATCTCCCGCCCGAACTCGCGCTCCAGGGATGCCCGATGCCTGACGTTCATCGCTTCAGGTCCTCTGCCACGGCCTTCTTCTCCCGGTTGAGCCGGACCAGGATCCGCGTCAGTTTCACGGCCTCCTTCACGTCGCCCAGCTCAACCGCGCGGGCCCAGAGCCTCCGGCCCTCTGACTCGAGGTTCTCCAGCTCCAGGATCCGCAGGTCTTCCTTGCTCGTGATGACCCTCACTGTCTCACCTCCTCGACACCGTGTTGACGTCGCTCAACACCGGCTTCCTTGCCTTCCTGGCACGCGCTGCCACCTCCCATGCCGCGCCCCGTCCCGCCGGCGCAGGCAGGAAGGAACAGCATTTGCGGAGCATTCAGAGGTAGCGGGTTGCAACAGGGGGGATTGACAGCCGGTCGGCGCCGGGGTATAAGGAGCACGCCGAACGGGTAGGAAAAGGAGAGCCCGGCCGGGTTGACTTGGCGAGTCGCGTCTGGCCGGGCTCTCGAAGGGCGAAGGCGTTGGCGCCAGGCCCTTTTTTCTCGAAGGATGTTCATGGGCGACTCGCCAAGCCAAAGTCTCGATATCAAGAACGCGCGCGAGTCTAACGACCGGAGTCCTATATGTCAAACCAAAAATCCCATGAGAAAGCGGAAGAATCGGCGCCGGTCATAGGACGGATAACGGAAGTTCTACGCAGGGTCGGACTTGCGTATGCCGATGTCGACCGCGCACTTGGCTTTTCCGAAGGATATTTCTCAAAAATAGTGACCGGTCAGAGACGCCTTACAAAGCGCCATGTGCGCGAAATCGCCCTCCTGACCCACGTTGACCCGGCCAGCCTGGAGCAGGACAAAGGGGGGGAACTTGCCGTCGAGGACCAGGCGACTTATCATTTTGGCGACGCGCCGCCGCTCCGGTTCTGCCCTTACTGCGGGCACAAATTGCCCGGGTTCTCGGATGAGAAGAAAGGGGGAGGGATATGAAGGGCTTAGGTCTTATGCTCGTAATGAGTATCGTTGCCCTGGCCATGCTCGGCGCCGCCGAACCGGCCGGACCGGAACTCACGCCTGAGCAACTCCGGGAAGATAATGCGAACCTCAGGGCGAAGAACGCTGAACTCTGGCAGGCGAACGTCAAGCTCAAGGCTGAGATCGCTGATGTCAGAAGAGCCAATGCAGACCTTGCATATGAGCTCGCGCAGGCGCGGATGAACCTTGGCGCTGAGCAAAAACGCGCCGCCATGCTCCCGGAGCAAGCGCCGGAACCGGTTCTGCCCGGTTCCCAAATTGGATGGCTCATAAACCCCCAGAAGGTAGGAGAACTCGGGATCGGGGTCTTCAAGGCAAAAATATCTAAGGTGGCCCTCGGCAAGGGGCAGAACACCGGTCAGAGCGAAGACGATTTGCTGCAGATTTATGTGACTGTACTCAACCATAGCGATGCGCGCCTCGTAGACTACCGCACGTGGGCGGACCTTCATACCTCCATAGCCAGACATGGCTTTCCTTTCGACACGAGCGTGGCGACGTTGGAGGACGATCTGGGCAATAGGTATAACCGCATAACGTTCGGGCTCGAAAAGCCCGCCGATCGCGTTGACCAGGCAGGCGTCTATCCGGGTAAGGCCATGACGGATGTCTTGGTCTTTGAACTGCCCGTAGAAAGGGCGAAGGAACTCACATTGACCTTACCGCTGGGCCATGTGGAGCTTGAGGGAAAACTGAAGTTCAAGATCTCGATTGCTTCCATCCCCCGCAACTGAGGGGCCTTCATGCTCAATGACGCCGTGGGCCTGACAGCGGTCCTGATCTTCGTCCCCATCATCCTCTGGCTCCTCATGCGGTCGGGCGGCCGGCCGCCTCCCGATTGAGACTCATGGAACGAATCTGGACTTACCGGGGGCGGCGGCTCAAACAACTCGAATGGGGGCTCTGGCGCGATCTTGATCGGCCGGGATGGTTCTTCCTCTGCTACCGTCCCGCCGGGCGCAGGGGCCCTGTCATCCGAAGATGGGCATATGCCGATGATGTGGAGCTGAAGGCCGACGATCTCCGGACGCACGTCCGCGCGGAGCGCGCGAACATCCAGAGGCGAAAGCTTGGCATCCCGCGCAGGCTCCTGGCAACCGACTCCCAGGCGGAATACGAGCAGCAGCTCGAGCGCCGCGGCCGGACGCCCGGCTCGATCCGCGACGTGCGCCAGGTGATCACGCGCTTCCTGGAGGCCTCGGGGATCGAGACGCTCGAAGGGATCAGCGTGCAGTCCCTGGAGCGGTGGCTCGCACGCCTTTCCGAAGAAGGCGCCGCCCCTCGGACGCAGAACCGCCATCGCAGTCACCTCCGCGCCTGGCTCGAATGGGCGCGCCGGCGCGGGCAGATAGAGCGGAACCCCACGGACGCAGTCGAGCCTGCAGCCGAGACGCGCCGGCTGCCGGTCTTTCCAAGTCCCGAAGAGATGACGGCCCTGGTGGACGCCGGCATGAAGCAGCCCGAGGTCAGGCCGTTCATTGCCTGCTGGACGTTCCTCGCGCTCACCGGCCTGCGCCGCGGAAGCTTTCTCAGCCTGTCGCTCGACTGCTTCAGCGACGAGGGTATCCGCGTGCCGCACACAAAGAGGGGTCTCGAATGGTTCATCGGCTATGGCGCGGGCTGTCCGCTCTGGCAGCCGGACCTCACAGAGCTGGGCCGGCGGATCTGGCGCGACGGGCCTCCGGACGGCGAGGCGATGAGCGACCGCCTGGCCGAGACGAGTGCCGAGTTGGGGAAGCGCCTCACGTGTCCTTCATTACGGCACGCATTCGCGAGTTGGCTGGTCAGCGCGGGGGAAGCGATGAGCGACGTCGCAGCGTGGTGTCACCACACGACAGTTCTGACCACGGAGGCTTACTACGTGCATCTGCGGCCCCAGGGGAAGGTCCAGATGGCGAAAAACCAGGACCGCGTTCTCACAATGCGTTCACAGTGCATGGCAAAGGCCCTGGCCCTGTAGGCGTAACTCTTTTTGCAGCAGGACGATGGGGCGAGTGGCGGAAGGGCAGACGCTATGGACTTAAAAGGCATGAAGTCCATTCCAACGGAAGCAGAGCCGGGGGCGGGGTTTAGGCCTTAAGAGGCCTTGGGGAAGGGAGTTTCGTCTTTGCGGGCGAGTGCGCCTTGATGCCCGGAAAAGGGCCTATTTGGCGGCCCTGTGTTCACTTCGTGTTCGCAGAACGATTGGCGGCCGGCTCCTTTCCCTTTGGCCGGCTCCGGGCGGCCGCTACCATTGCGCTCACCTCGCCGGCCTGGTCGCGCCGCTGATCATCGTAAAGCAGCACAGTCTGAACGTTCGCATGCCGGCTGAACTTCTGCACCTTCTGGATGTCACCGTGCGTCAGCTCGAGCGCCTCAGTGATCGCCGTGTGCCGGAGGCCGTGGGGCGTGACTCGGCCGATCCGGGCCTCGCGGCCCAACGCCTTGACCAGGGAGTAAACGCTGCTCCCTGTGAGCCTGCCGCCCTTCGCACGGCCGCGCGTGCCGAAGAACAGCGGGCCGGGGGCGTCGCCGCGGAGCGCGATCCATTTCGCCAGGGCCGACTTCGTCTCCGGAGCCAGCGTCATCGGATGCCGTTCGACTTTGCCCTTGCCCAGGACGCTTACCTTCCCGGCCTTCAGATCCACGTGCTCCAGGTCGAGGCTTATGGCCTCAGCGCGCCGCAGCCCCAGATCATGGAGGAGGCAGATGATCGCGGCGTCGCGCGGGCCGGCGCGTTTCAGCATCTTGGCGAACGCGGCTTCGCCCGGGCCAGCCGTCTCGCGGTAGGCGCGCGACCGTTCGTTCTCGACCTCGAGCGTCCAGGTCAGCATGCCGAGTTTGCGGGCGAGCTTAATGGCGGCGCGGATCGCCGCTATCCGGCGGTTCCGCGTGGCTGGCGCCAGGTTGGCCTTTGCCATGTGATCCCGGTAGCGGGCGAGCATGTGGTTTGCCCGGGCAGGCCCCAACGCGATCAGCGCGTCCACGGCGGCCGCCGGCGTCGGGGCATCCATGAACTCCGCAAACTTCTGCAGGTCGCCGTCATAGGCGCGGCGGGTGTTCTCACTGCGGCGGGAAAGGAAGTCCTGGATCAGATCGTCTGCGAGCAAGGGCGGTGCGACCGGGGCCAGGCCGACTGGCGCGCGTCGCACAAGTTGCTTCGTATCGTCGGTCATCGGTCCCCTCTCAAAACGTGCGATAATGATGATTAAAGCACGTTCTTTGTGTCAAGTGCAGAGGGGGCCGCCAGGAAGTGCATCCCTTGCATCGCGGGGGCTTTACGCGCGGTCGAGGGTCGGATCGCCGGAAAAGTTATCAAACGACCTGGGCGGTGAGGATCGGGGCGGTCGGGACGTCATCGTTGGCGGTGGCCGCATGGAGGTCAGAATTGCTCGTCTCGAGGCCTGCCGGCCAGGCGTCCGTGCCGATCCGGACGCAGAACTGATAGTCGCCGTCCGTCAGAGCGGCCGAGGTCCAGGATCCGCGCGCAGCCGAGGTCGGATGGCTCAGGGCGACCGTCGCGTGCGGCTCGTCCCAGTCCATCGTCCCTGTCCCGGCATCCCAGTAGATCCGCGCCTCGTGGGCCGCCCCGGCCTTCGACGGGACTTCATAGCGCGGGTCATAGAGCCAGTCCACGCAGATCTTCCCGCCGGCCGCCGACTCGGCGCCGACGAGGCGCGGCTCGGCCGGCAGGGAGACGAGCACACCGGCGGATAACCCGATCGATGCGACCTGCGAAATGTTCGCGTCCTCGCGGCCCTGGCCATCGTAAGCGCGAATCAGAACGAGGTAGGTTCCGCTCTCCGTGGTGAAGACACGGCTCCAGCTTGTCAGGGCCGTCGTGTCATAGGGCGTGCCGCCCAGTTCGAGCAGCTCCTCGCCCTCGGACGAATAGATCCGGTAGCCGATGCACGTGGCGCTCGGGCTCGCGGTCCAGGCGAGCGACCAGGTCTTCGTCGCCGCATTCCAGGAGGACGTCAGCCCGCTCGGCGCATCCGGCGCCGTCGAGATCGCCACGGTCGCCTCGTTCGACGGCGCCGAATCGTCGCCCTCGGCATCCTCGGCATAGACCTCGTAATGCCATGTGCCGCTGTCCAACGGGCCGTCAGTGAAGCTCAGGCCTCCCACCTCCGCGATCAGCTCGGGATCCTCGCCGGCCGGATGGCGCCAGATCTCGTAGCGCTCGGCCGACGCCGATTCCGTCCACGCGAGTTCGACTTCATCGAGCGGCCCGGGGAAGGGGTCGAAGAGTTCGCGGTAGGCGATGAGCTTCTCGCGCGCGCCGAAATCCGCCGGCAAGTCCACGTAGCCCGTCGCGCTCTCGGCAATGACTTGCCCGTCCGCCGTGATGTAGACCGTCCCGGAGATCTCCCAACTCAGGCGGCGCGCGGCCGTCCCTGGCAGGGAGAGCGAGAGCGCCACCTCCATGTGGGCCTCGGCGTCGCCCATGGTCTGGAGTTGGACTGCCCCATCCGCAGTCCCCTGAACCTCGACCATCGAGGGAGCGCCCGGGACCTGGAGCTGCACGGCGCCGTCGCCGCTGGCCACATGGGCCTGGGCGCCAGTGGCGCCAGCCGGAACTTGCAATTGTGCAGCCGAGTCAGCACTTGTGACGTGTTGCTGGGAGCCGGCGGGAGCCCCTGGCTCCTGGAGTTGGACCGCGCCGTCGGCAATGCCGATCTTCGGCGATTCGCCCGAGGCATCGGCAGGAACCTGGAGCTGAGCGGCGGGATCGCCGGAAGCGACGTGGACCTGGCTGCCTGTGCCCGATGCCGGAGCCTGGACCTGCGTGGCGGAGTCAGCACTTGTGACGTGTTGCTGGACGCCGGCGGGAGCCCCTGGCTCCTGGAGCTGAGTCGCCGGGTCGCCACTCGCGCTGGCCACGGTGAAGATTGGTTCAACGCGGACCTGGTCGAGGGAAATGCCCTGGTCGGTGGCATCGCTGTAGCACAGGACCCGGACGAGGTTCCCCGAGCTGCGATACTTCGCCGGCGCGGAACTCACAACGAGGTTCAGGTCGTAATCCGATCCAGGAGCGCCGCCTCCGGAGCCGATTGCATCCCATGCGCCGGTGATCCAGTTCCATATTTTGGCGGCGCAGGAATCGCCCGCGTTCGCGTGGAGGTTGAAATTCGACGTGAGCTGCGTGAGCGGCTCCGAGCCGATGTTGATCTCGAAGAGGAAGCCGCCCATCATCCAGACTTCGAGCTCCCCGTCGTAGTAATCGGTGAGGCTCGTGTTCGTCCCGTTGTCGGCCGACGTCTCGTCCTTCTCCGCGCCGGTCAACTCAGTCTGTTTCCAGGCGGCGGGCGTGGAGGGGAGATCGCCCTCGGCGATGAAGCCCTTCCATCCCGTCGAGCCGGAGCTGTTCGGGAAGTAGGTATTGCCGATGGCCGACGCGGGCGCCTGGGCCTGCACGGCGGGATCGCCGGAACCTTCGACGGCGCCCGCAGCGGATCCGCTCCCGTCGGCGGGGACCTGGAGTTGGGTTGCGGGCTCGCCGCTGGCCACGTGCGCCTGGCTGCCGGCGGCGGAGGCCGGGACCTGGAGCTGCGCCGCCGGATCCCCGCTCGCGACGTGCGCCTGCGTGCCCGCGCCGCTCGCAGGAACCTGGAGTTGCGCTCCCGGATCCCCGCTCGTCACGTGTGCCTGACTGCCAACGCCATCGGCGGGGACCTGAAGTTGCGCCGCATTGTCCCCGCTTGCAATCTGCATTTGGGTCCCTGCAGCGGAAGCCGGCGCCTGGAGTTGCGTGGCGGGATCACCCGTTCCGGTGATCGCCGCAGCCAGGTCCGCGATTGACCAGTTGTCACCTCTCTGCCAACCAGCCCCACTCCGCGCGGCTACTCCGCAACGGGTCGCACCACTATATGTCGTATCTGTTGTCTGGAGTGCTTGGACCCCATCGTCATATGATGTCAATGCAGTCGCATCTACCGTGAGTCTGATAACATGCGGAAGCGCCCCGCCCCCCGAGTCGCTGACAAGAACCGTATTCCCTCCGGCGAGAGTCTGCTTCATTATGGAACGAGTGGTATTACCGACCCGTGCCGTGTAGCATCCGCCGGCGCTACCATGCCGAACGGAAGGGCCGATCCATCCGTTTGCAGTGGAGGTGACGTATGTTGCCGTCAGTGTCGCTTCGTGATCGTCGCTGGAAAGATCGAACTCATACCGACAGTTTCCGTAATCCGAGCCGGTCGTATGAATCTCAACAGAATTGTAAATGTCCCACGTACTGCGAACAGCCGTCCAGTCAGTGCCAAGGGCCGCACGATTGAAGTCATCGGAGTAGGACGTAGACAAGGGCCCGGGGGCGATGATAGGCAGGTCCGATGGGATGAACACTCTGTGGTCGGTGATCCCGAGCTTGTCGCACCAGTCGGTCAGAAGTTTGGGACGGATGGCTTCCGAGGCGGCGCGGTAGTCGTCCTGCTTCACCGCGAGGATCTGCGGCCACGCCGCGTCCGCCTCGCCCACGAACGCGCGCGTGAACAGGCGCTCCCCGCCCAGGATGATTTCCATCGTCCGCGCGGAGTTCGGCATGAGTGGCTTCGGGCCGGCGAGGCAGGCGGGATCGGAATGCGTGGTGAGCAGCTCATGGAGGAGTTCGCCGATGCGCATTGGCTCACCGCCAATGCCCTCGGCCTTCGGCGGGGCCGACAGGCCCATTGCGTGTGCAATGAAGTCCAGCGCGGCGGGGTCCACGCGGCCCCCGGCGTCCGCGACCAGGACGTAGTCGCCCTTTGGCGGGTCCGACTCCGCGACAAAGATGCCCCAGTTCTGAGAGGAACTCTCGCGGGCGGCCTGGGCAGGGAGCGGGCGCAGGTCGAGCCCGGAGGAACAACCCTCGGGCGGCCGCCAGAAGCCCTGCCCGCCCTCGGCCAGCTCCGCGGTATCCCAGACCCAGGGCCCGAAGTAGTAGCTCACTCCCGCCATCAGTCAATTCCTGTCAGCAATTCACCGGTTTTCACAGCAGAAACGAGCCAGTTGGAGCGGCACGCATAGGCAGGTTCAATGGATTGAACCCGGAACCCGGCAGCCCCTAAGGCCGCTTTGACCTGACGATACGACCAGCATTGGTATCGGTCCTGCGCGCAACGCCTGGAGATCGCCAAGTTAAACACTGCCAGTGCAGCAACGGGTCCTGCCGAACGTAGGGCAGCAACCGCGCCAGACTCCCTCACGTTTTCTATCCAGGAGCTCCAGAGCGAAGGTATCCGATGCGGATGGGAAAGGACCAGGATGCCTCCCGGCCGAAGGACGCGCCAGAACTCAACCAGCGCTCTCTCAGGGGCCCGCAGCATGTAAAGGGCGTTGATGCTCATCACGCAGTCGAAGACCTCATCTGCGAAGGGCAGCCTTTCCTCCAAGTTTGACTGACACAACTCGGCAGTCGGTGCCTTGCCCCGCGCACGCGCCAACATCCAGGGTGAAGTGTCGAGGCCGACCACCTGATAACCGCAGGAGGCGAGCCGGCGTAAATAGTTCCCGGTCCCGCATCCAGCATCCAGTATCCTCGCATTGGCCCGGCCCAGATGTGCCGAGACCAGGCCGGCGATTTGATCAACGTGTAGCGAGTAGGGGCGAAAGTGCCTGGGCAGAGCATCGTATACAACCCCATAGAGATTCCAGAACCAAGTGCTCATCTTCCGCGCCAATCATTCATCAAGTTTTGACAGCTCCTCGATCAACGTTCCCTCCGGACCCAGCCGGATGCTTCCGCAGGCGACCAGGCCGAAGAGCTGCACGTGCCGGTCCTGCCGGCCGAGCGACTTCACCCAGCGGCGGGCCTCCGCTTGCGCCGCCTCCCAGGAGCGGTGCCCGAACATCTCAAAGATGCCCTGCTGCCGGTCATCCATCATGGCCAGGATGAAGACCGGACGCGCTCCGGCGGCAAGGTCCTCGCTGAAATCCAGTCCGCCCATAACTACCTCACCGGCTCAAACGGGATGAGAGCAGTTGGATGTGGGAACCGCTCTCATCCCTGTATGCGGGCCCGGCGCGCACGCGGGGGCGACGGGCGCATGCCGGGGGCGCCGCAGAGTCAGGGCCTCGAGCCGTGGTTAGCTCGGATCCCTGACCTCGTCCACCTTCAGGGCATTCAATGTCGCACTGTTTCCGTTGGTCACCGACTGCGCGCCATAGATCAGGATGCCGTCAAACGTCGCGCTCGGGATCGCCTCGCTCACGGTGACAGTTGTGCTCGGGGCGCCGTAGCTCGAGCTGACGACGGTATAGACGCCGTCATTCCCGGTCGAGCCGCGCACAGTGATGATCTTCCCGGCCGTGCAGTAGGACGTCACGTCGCCCGTGACGATGAACTGCTTGCTGCCCTGGCTGCCTCCGGTGATCGGCGCGTTCGAGAGCGGCAATGCAAAGCGGAGGGTTGTGCCGGCCGCCAGCGTCCCCGCCACGTAATCCCAGGTCCCGGTCACCGTGATGGAGATCCCGGAGACCTGGGCCATCGTGGTCTTCCGGCCGGAGGTGTCCCCATCGGCCTTGGTGAAGCTGCCCGGGCTGGCCGAGCCGAGCTTGTGCCCGCCCGACCCCTTGGCCGTGATGGCGTCGGTGTAATCCGCCGGCATGGCCTCGCAGAGTTCGATGAGGTCCACGGCGCCGAGGTAATCGAGCAGCGCGTCCATCGCCGCGTCCAAAATGAGTTTCGTCGCCATCTATGCACTCCTCCTAAAGAGAATTCATGCTGCGTCCCACCAACTCGCTTCGGCACAACCGGACGGAACACTCGCTTCCCCGACGGTGCCATAAATCCGCGTGTATGGTCCCGAATCCGGCCGCGCAACGCTAAGAGGTCCTTCAAAGATCGTGTAATCAGGTCCACTCCGAAAAAACCTGATGTGCCAGTGCGACCCACCATAAGACGTTCTGTCCAGGAGAAAGTAGGGGAAGGCGATATTGTCCGGCCAGAGCCACCGCTCGCCATCACTGCCCGGCGTCTGCCACGCCTCATGGGGCCCGTCAGACACATCGGGAACCGCCGTCGACACAACCTGAATCTTGTGGCAGAGCCACATATAAGGCGACATGCCATGGGCCAGTGCTTCCCCTAACAAGTAGCGAATCCCCCCCGCAGTTACGACTTTTATGGGCGTTCGCTGCCAGTATGTGAAGGGAGGCGGTCCAGTCGTCTGTAGAATCGCACACCCGACTCCATCGGCCGTCCCGATTCTGAAGTGAGGATGAAGCAGATCGGACGGTTGATAAAGCGGCAACCGATATGCCTGTGGCTCTAAGTATATGGATGCTGGCAATCTCATTGGTCGGACCTGAGCCAGATGCGACCGATTGCCGGATTGCTCGGATCGGACGTGCGCTGTTCGATGCAGAGCGGGAGGTTGTTGTCCTGGCGAGCATGGCAGGGAATCCAGACGTTCTCGCCGGCGGACTCTTGCCCGAGGAAGCCGGTGTCGCCGTTCTCAACCCTCACTCCATAGGGACGTTTCGCTGTCAGATTATCGCCCTCCGTGCCATCAGCCTTGAGAAAGACGCAGTTGTAGAAGGTGTTGTCGGCCGTCATTGCGGCCTTCGCCCGGATCATCGGCGGCAGGCCGCTACCCGCCGCCGGTGCGAATACCACCCAGCACGTTCCGCCCGATGGCGCGCTCAGCGCCATCAGTGGGCCGTCGTCCGCCGGCGCGACGGACCAGGCGTCCTCGGTCGGCTTCAGCCGGTCGCCCACGCTGAAGGTGCCGGTGCAGAGGACCTCGTAAGGCCCGCCGGCGACGGCGAGGCGGCCGATCTTCGCGGCCTCTATGCCGTGCAGCAGAATCCCGTAGGGCGCGTCTCCCGGCTGGGTAAACCTGGCCAGCAGGCCGGTCTTATCCGTGATGCTTACGGCGGCATGGATGGGGGCGTCGGTCCCGCCGTTGTTCTTGCCGTAACAGAGGCCGGCCGGCAGCCAGACCCGATGACGGGGGCCGGCGTAAAGGGGTGCCATCCGCTTCTGGAGAACGACCGTCCCGCGGACGTCATTCCACGTCCGCGCGCCGATCTTGAAGCGCTCTCCTCCCCGCAGCGGTTTGTTCTGATCGCCAGGCATTTGGCCTCCGGCCTAATGCTGCGAAAGTGTCATTTCGCCCGGCATGCCGTAAGTCCTCCGAACCTTTAGCGAAGGAGCATCAGCTCCCGATCCCGAGCTTGCTGAAGTCGCCGCTGCGGTAGACGCGCTCGACGCAGGCATAAATCGGCGCGTGCGGGAGGTCCGAGTTGGGACCATCTTCTTTCGCCTGATAGCGCACCCAGAGGTATTCCCAGCCGCCCTTGGCGATGGGTCCGATCGAGCCGATGTAGACGTCATCCACGTTCGGGCTCGCTTCGAACTTGAAGGTGATCTCCCAGTCTGCCTCGGCATCCGTTCCGCGCCGGGATCCGGACACGCCACGGAAGATCACTTCCCCGGGCGCGAACCCCCGGAATGCCGCCTGGTTGACCGGACGGGCGGCAAGCCAGAACAACCCCGCTTTGTATGCCTGTGTCACATACGCGGGCTCGAGGTAATACGTCTCACTCCAGCTGTAGACCGGGACCTGGATGTCCACACCTTCGGGGCCGTTCTCCGTGTTCCCGATCACGCCAAGGCATTCATCGAGGGGCCCGCCCTCGGGCGGGTAGACGCCGACAGTCTCCAGGCTCTGCGTGATGTGCTGAGTGCCGCCGGAGATCTCAAAGCTGAAGGTCGAGTCGCCCGTTTCAGGGGCCTGGCGCTGGGAAGCACCGTAAGGAACCGTCCCCTGCCAGCGGGACTTATCCGGGTTGGCGACGTCGACGAAGATCGGGTCGAGATCGGGGCGCGCCGCGCGGATCAGGCCCTGGTAATAGAACGGCGCCTCGTCAAGCAGCGCCGTCTCGGCCGCGGCATCATCGGCGGTGCCTTCGATCAGATATTTCAGCACGATGGAGTCGCCGGTGCGTTGCCGGCTGTCCATTTGCTCTGTAACTACGATGGCCATCAGTAACCCGCTTCCAGCTCGTGTTCGGTGCGCCTGAAGTCCCCGAATCCCTTCGTGTTCCTGGCCGTGTCTTCGGTCGCCTTGGCGATCCGATCGAACACCGTGCCTGCGCCGAGTCCCCAGAGCGCCGTCGCCTGGAAAGTGCCGGCCACGGCGCCCCCAACCCTCGCGCTGATCCCCTTCATATCCGGCAGGGCCGGCATGCCCGGCGCCGCGCCACTCTCCGCGGCCGCGCGCTCGTTCCTTGCCCGGGCGAGGAGGTCATTGAGTTCAGCGCGGGCCTTATCGGCCGCTTCCTGGGCGGCTTTGATCGAGGCCTCGCCTTCCGTCTCAATCTGTTTGAGTCTCGCTTTATGCGTTTCAAGGTTTCCCTTCTGCGCGTCCTCCGGGATGCCCTTGTTCATATCGAGAATTTCGGCTTCAGCCTGGTCAATGCTCTCGGTCCAGTCCTTCGTCCAGTCTTCGCCCTTGAAGAGCCCGGCGACGCGGCCGCCGCCCCGGAGGATCCGCGCCGCCCACTTCGTCAGGACCTTGTCCGCCCAGTAATAGACCGTGAGCATCCCGGAGACGAGCTTGGTCTGGATGTCCTCCCAGGCGATCCGCCACCACTCATAGAACGTCACGATGGCGATGCGCAGCTCCTTCGTCCCGTCCAGGAAGGCGACCTTCAGGCCCTGCCAGAGGATCTGCGCTGCGAGCGTGATGTCGCCGGCGATGAGGGCATCGCGGATTCCGCCGATAGTCAAGTCCATGTCTTCCTTCAATGTTTTGAACTTTGCACCGGCCCAGCTGACGGCTTTATCCACGTAGCCGAGCATCCCGGCAATCCCCAGGCCGATAGCGGCCAAACCCACAATCGTCAGTCCCGTCGGCGAGAAGAGGAGCCCCAAGACGGTCCCGACCGCGCTAAGAGCGTAGCGGAGAATGCCGACTGCCGAACCCGCCGCCTTCATGGCCAGGCCGAGGGCCACCAGGCCCGCGCCCGCGCCGAAGAGCGCGACGGCGAGCTTCGCGGCCGAGATGACTAGGCCCTTGTTCTGCTTCAGCCATGCGCCCGCTCGGACGAGCCACGCGGTCGCACGCTGCGCGAGATCTCCGAGCGCCGGGGCCAGCGCGCCGCCGGCCGTGAATGCCATGCGCTTCATCACGAGCCACAGATCATCCAGCGTGTCCTTCAGTCTGTCCCCGGCCTGGGCGTCCTCCGTGCTCATCGTGAGGCCGAGCCGCCGGCAGGCCTCGCGGTAACGGTTCACGGTCGCCGCGCCCTGGGCGAAGAGCGGCATGATGGCGGCCTGGTTGCGTCCGAAGATGTCGTTGGCGACGGCCGCCCGCTTCGAGACATCCGTATATCGGCTCAGCGCGTCGCCGATCGCGAGAAACCGATCCTCAGGCGAGAGCTTCAGGAGGTCCTGCGCCGAAAGGCCCAGGGCGGCCAGCGCCTTCACGGCGGCCGGCGACTTGTTCGCCGCATCGCCGATGACGACGTTCATCCGCCGTATGGCGGCTTCGAGGTCTCCGACTTCCACGTCGGTCCGCCTCGCGGCATAGAGCAGCTCCGAAAGCGCCTCGACGCTCATGCCCGTCCTGGCGGATAGAGTGGTAAGCTCATCGCCGACGTTCATGAACTCTTTGACGCTCAGGACGAGGGGCGCGGCCAGGGCGCTGCCGGCGGCCATGACCCGGAGCCCGATGGCCTGGACCTTCCGGCCCCAGTCCTTCAGGTAGCGCTCGCCCATCTTCAGCCCCCGGAGGAGCGGGCTGTTGTCGGCGAAGAGTTCAACGTAGGCCTTGCCGGCCCGTATGGCTCCCTGCTTGCTCATGCCTGGCTATCCCTGGTTCTTGGCTGCTTTCGCCAGGTCAATGGCCGCCTGGTAGGCCGCCTTCGCGGCCGCAACCTTCGCCTTGTCTTTCGGGCGCTCGGCCTTCGCGGCGCGGACCGCCTGGTGGAGCCGCAGCAACTCGCCCTGTTCGGGCGTCGCATTCCCCTCGTCCTTCGCCTTCTGCGCAGCCTTGACGGCCGCAGGCGTGCAGACGAACTTGTTGACCGCGATGGCCGCGAAGAACGCCACTACCAGGATCAAGATCCAACCGAACGTCGAGATTGCCAGAACCATCGCACAACTCCTTTCGCGTGATGTGGCCACGAGGGACCGTGGCCCTCCAGTTTCAAGACGCTCCGTTCAGCTTTATCGCCGTGATCGTCGGCTTGACCACGTCCAGCACTTTGTCCGCCGTGGCCACATCCTGGATCTTCTCTTTCATAAAGTCGCCCACAGGTTTAGGCACGGCCTCGATGGCCTTGACCAAGGTGGTATTGGTCGTCACGTGGGCGTCCAGGGCTGCGCTCTGCTGCACTGTCTTGCGCACGAAGAGGATATAGAGAACGGCAGCCAGCACGATCAATCCCACCAAAACGAAGACGAGCCACGGGTAGCGCTGGATTCCGTAAGCCAGTATGAGGAGGCCGGCTCCGCTGCCGGCCGTCCACGCCCCGATACCGAACTGCTTGAACACCCCGATGAAGAGCCCTCCAGCAATGACCCCGAGAGCACCTATGACGTAGAGAATGCTAAAAGCGCTCAGTAGCCTTTCCGCTTCCTTGATGACTAACTCGATGCCGCTGCCCACAGCTCTCACTGTGCCGCCTATGGGTGGAATTTCAGCAGTGGGAGGCGGCTGCTTGTAAGTGCCGGGGTCTGCTCCTTTAGGGACTTCAACAGGCGCGGAAGCAGCGGCTGCCTCCCTCCTGGTGGTATCGGTAGTGCCGGGCGATTTCGGTTCCTGATGTCCAGTGAGCGTGAGGAGGGGCTTGCCGGGGTCGATGCCAAAGAGGTCGATCCTCCAGTCGTTGGCAAACTGCGGGGCAGTAACTGCCTGATGCGTCTCGGCAGCAGAGGCCGTGGAAGCACCAATCTTCACGCCACCCGAGAACAGGCCGCAGCCGAGGCTGGCCAGGGCGAGCGCCAATAGAAAGCCGAATGCGATCCAGATGACCGCCATTGCCTGTCTCATCAGAGGCATCCTTTCACAAGCATGAGGCCAACCAGGGCGACGGCAAAAACCAGCCACCAGTCTTCTCTTTTCATTGCATCGGCCGGCTCTGTATCAACTTGATCCGTTCCGCCGCCGCGTCGGCGATCTCCCGCGCGAACTCTCTTACTCGCGCGATGGCGGCGCTGCCGGGAAGGCTCCGGGCGACGATCTCGCGGTAAATGCAGTCCTGGCAGTTGGGGGAGCGCTCCGTCCGGAGCATCCGTTCGATGTGCTCCTCGAGGGCCTTGCGGAATTCCTCGATTTCTACGTTGTTCATCGCTTCCCTTTCAGCGGGCCGTTAACGAGGACCCGCAGCACGTCCGGCGTGAGCGCCATCCCGCCTGGCTTCCGGGCGCGCCGCGCGCCGCGCAGATACGGATGCACGTCGGCGGGCTCGAAGGGCCGAGACCGCTTCTTCCGATCGCGGTTCGGCTCGGCTATCGCGGCCCAGAGCAGAGACGTGTGGTTCCATCGTTCGCGCATCCTTCCCTCGGCCATCCACGTCAGCTCGCGCAGCGTGAACGGATCCGGCTCTATGCCGATGATCCCGGCAAACTCGTAGACGGTTTGCCACAAGGACTCTGGTTTATCTCCGGCGTCTGCTCGTTCAGGATCGCCTCCGCTATCCCCTCCGGGCTGATCGCCAGCAGCCTCTTCGTCCCCAGGTCCACCGCCGCCTGAATCGTCGCCTTCTGCACCGCCACGGCCGTCCCCAGCTCGGTCCGGCCGAGGCCGCGGAAAAAAAGCTCCAGCTCCTCCCAGAAGGCGGTCGAGGCGGCAAGGATGACATCCCCGCCGAGAGCGGCGCCGAACTCCTCGTCCGTCACGCCGGCGGCTTCCGCTTGGGGCTCGATCAGGACGAAGAGCACATCGCAGAGGAGGTAGACGTCCGTAGCGAGCCGCGTCAGCAGCGGCGGGTCGCCCTCCTGGAGGGATAGGAGGTCCACGTGGAGCTGCGAATCGCGGAGGCGCTTGACCGTGCCGATGTTGAGGGCGATCTCCCAGGCCCGTCCGGCCGAATCCGTGAACGCCTTCATCTCAAACCCCCGGAGTGTCGCCGATGGCGACACTAAGTCGAAGCTCGGGAAGGGGAACGGCCGCCCGATCTTTGACGGAATCATTGGCCTGTCAGCTCTGTTCTGTTCCCCTTGGCCTGGTCTTTCTCCTTACCCAAGGACGATGATCCACTGTGATTCCTGGACGAGCGTGCCGGCCAGGTCCAGGATCCTCACGCCCGAGGCCACGTCCGGCGTGGCATCGTTGCCGTAGAGCGTGACCTCCTGGTTCTGGAGCAAGGAGATGTTCATGCTCGCTCCGGCCAGGGCGTAGCCATTCGTCGCGCCCTTCGTGATCGTCAGGGCGTTCGCGCCGACGTTCTTGACCTTGATGGCCTGGACCTTCAGGCCCGTGCCGTCCACGACGGCGCCGTTCGTGCCGACCAGCGCGGTCAGGTCAATCGCGCCTGCGCCGGCTACCAGCGCCAGCTTGAAGGCCGCGACCTTGGTCGCCGGCGGCGTGCTCGATCCGTTCAGGGCATGGGACGAGTTGAACAGCGAATGGGTGACCACGCGCTGCGAAGCGGACGAGGAATCCGGGTTCGTCTCCAGGGTTTCCTGGACCGTCACGTTGGCCGCATAGTTGACGCTTACGCTCATGGGTCAAACCTCCCGTTGATGCAAAGTGGTGAGAAACGGTATTGCCTTCAACTCTCCTCTCGGCCAACACCCAGCTCAGGCGACCTGATATGTCTGCGGGTATGAGCCCGGCTTGATAGTCACGTCAATGACCACGCCCTCGGCGACGGGCTGATTTTCCTCCCAGCCGGGGAGCACGAAGTTCGCGCACCAGCCGACCTCGCCGGGCGTCGCGATGTCGCCGGTCATGACGGCCAGGGTGATCTCGCTCTTGGCGAGCTTCGCGTTCCGCAAGGCGACGAAACTGGCCTGGTCCAGGTCCATCAACAGCCCGAAGTCGATGCTCAGGGCCGTCAGGGTCAGGGCAGTGAGGTGGAAGCCGTTGTTCTCCCTGACGTTTTTGTCGTATTCGTCATCCGGGACGTGGATCGTCAGATCGCGCACGTTCACCACGTGCAGCCAGGTCAGGTCCGCCGGCCCGGCGTCATCCGTGAGCGGAGTTGCGGAGTAGTAGACCTCGCACTGAAAACCGTATTTGTGAGCCACCGGTTGATACCTCCTTACGGGGTCATGGTTTGACGCTGTTCGCCCACATGTCGGGCAGGCGCTCCTTCGCAGTCTCGAAGGCCGGTTGCATGAACGGCCTGGCCGGGTATTGCACGCGCTCGATCACGGCCACGCGGAACTTCGACCCTCCGCGGCGCACGCGCGTCTTTCGCCTGCGCGAGACCCAGCCTCCGTATTCCGTCACCTCCGGCACGGTTGTATCGCCGTAGGGGCTCCGGCTCTTGAGAGCTGCCGGCCCGATCACGACGTTCTGATTCGCGGGCTCATAGGCGTAGAAGGTGAAGTCCTTGATCAGCCCGACGTGGACGTGCGGAGGCGTGCCCGGCGCGCTCGGCCCGGCTGCCTGCCGCATGGAGTTCCGCGCGACCTTCCGGACATAGCCGCCGAAATAACTCAGGGCCTTCCGCGTGCCCCTGTCTACGGCACTCATCACGGCCCGCCTATCGAAGAAGAGCAGTTTGATCTGGGCGACGGTCGCGGCCATGTCATCTATCCTCCACGGGGCGCCGCGTGCGGAACGTCAGGGTCAGGACGCTCGTGAAGAGCTGCATCTCTTTCAAATGGGGCAGGAAGAGCGGCGCCGCCTGCTCGAGCGCGATGCAAGCGGCCTCCGGATCGTCCAGGACCTGGCCGCGCCAGAAGTCGGCGATCTCCTCCATCAGCGTCATCAGTGGGTCCACCGTCTCATTCGAGACCGGGGCGACGCGCTTCTGCACGCCGATGTCCACGTTGTAGTCATGCTGGTGGCTGTCGCGTGCGTCCACCTCGATCTCAATGGGCCTCGGCGTGACGGTCACGCGCAGGGTCTCGAACTCGGTCAGGGTGCGCTGGACCGCATAGCCGCGGACGGCCTCGAAGAGCTCACTGAACCCCCCGGCGGCGGCCGCCGCATTCATCTCCGCGACCACGGCCTCCATGATGTCCACGATGAGGGCCATGCTTACCTCGTCAGGAGCAGCGTGACCGTGGTGCACAGTCCGCCGGAAAGGAAGGTGATGACGCCGGTGACCAGCCAGCTCGGCCTTTTGCTCAGCGCATTCACGGCCTCATAGAGCTTCTGCACATGGACCTCGACTCCGCCGAGGCGCCGCTCATGCTCGAGGAGCTGCGTGGTGAGGCCGCTATGGAGAACGCAAAGTCCGGAGTCTGGAGTCATACGCTCGTGATCTCTTTCGTATGGATGCGCATCCGCACGTGAAACGGATCCGACCAGCGCCACTCAGGTTCTCCAGCGCCCGGGCTCAGCACTTCATATTTGCGGTTGTCCGCCTCTTCGAATTGGTCGCCGATCTCCGGCTCTCCCAGCGCGCCGAGCCCTCCGGCCGCAATGAGATAGTCCCGACGGACGACTCGGACCTCCGCGCCGCTCTCATCGTGCAGCCGGAAGATCGTCTGCCCGATGATGGCATGGTCAACGGTGACCGCGGTCGCGCCCCGGCGCACCGTCACGGAATCGGCCATCGTGTCATTGGCGACACCATTGAGCCATTCGACTGCGTTTGTCAGGAGGTCGGTCATCCCATGGCCTCCGCGACCAGGGGCGCCAAGGCCTCGCCGCTCCGGAGTTCATCCTGGCCGAACTGCCGGCACGCGAGCCACTCGAGGTAATTCCGGACGGCCGCGGCCGCGGGCCGCCATCCCTTTCCCATCCGCTGCAGCGCATCCCTCAGACCGGCCATGTTTATTTCGAGCGCCACTCCGGCGGCACCGTAAAGCGAGGGACCGATCGCAAGGACCGGACAGCCCATGGCCAGCGCTTCGTTCCCCGAATTTGAGTTGATCGTCACGCAGTACTTCGCGCCGACTACTGCATCCGCGAGCGTTTCCCCCGGGCAGAGCGGCAGATATTCATGCCGCCGGTTGCGGTCGCTAAGCGGGTGGGGCCGGATGCAGGCCGAATCTTTGAGATATCTGCTTATGGCTCGCTCGAGGGGGGCACTCCCTTTGAGTTCCGAATCATCCATCTGCGAGTCCCCGGCGAGCTGGCCAAGGACCAAGGCATATCCCTCGCGCTCAGCAAAGCGATGCAGCGGCTGCGGCCAGAACCGAGCGAGTCGCGTGGCCCCATCGGGTGGCGCCGGGCAACGGAGTTGCTTTGCCCAGGATGCCCAGTGCAGGATTCCCTCATGGTCTATCTGCACGTGCGCGCGGCGATCCCAGAACCCGTGTTCGACAAAGAGAGTCGGGACATGGAAACGGGCAGCCTCGGAGGCGACAATCCCGTAGAGGTCCGCGCGGCCATTCCAAATGACCAGGAGATCGGCAGTGTCCAGCAGGTTTGACCCCGTGACATCCTTCACGTCGACCGCGAACCCAAGCACAGCCAGGCCATTTGCGAGCGCGCGAAAAGGCTGGCTAGCGTCCTGCCATTGTTCCGGGAGCGCCGCGATCACGGCGCGAGCGCCACGATGGGGTCCGCTGCCGGGTTCGAGAGTTGCCAGAAGGCCGGGCTCGCAGATTGGCTTGGGATCCCCGCCGGCACACCAGAGGTGCATCATCGCCGGCAACTGGCCTGCCGTCGGGGCGAGCCGCCTGGCATAGGTTTCTCCCTGCGCAACCATAGTGTCATAGAGCCGTGTGGCGCGCCGGATGTCCGCCGGATAGAACCACGGCCATGCGGCCACCTCAAAAAGGCGCGGTTTTTGGCGCACCAACCGGGTCAGCAAAAACGGTCCGAAGTCGGCCCACCCGACGGGAGCCACCGCCGCCTGGACCGCCTGGTCTACTAAGGTCCAACCTTTCCAATCCGTCGTCGCTGCCATCACGCC